AAAATTGAAAAAGTTTTTTTTTTTTTTTTTATACTATTTTATTCAATTTTCAGAAAAGTTTTTGCCTGCCTACTCTTATACTAAATTATTAAAGGATGCAAAAACCTGCGGCTGTGTTTTCACTCTGCTCTTGTACTAAATTTTAAATTTAACTAAGAACTAATTTTAATTTATAAGTTTGTTGTTTATTTAATTTAGTTAAACTAAACTTAACTTACACGTAGATAAATCCTCAAGATATTTAAACATGTGTAAACCCTAAGTAGCTTATGTTGCTTAGGGTTTTTTATTGGTAAGTAGAAACCTGTAAGCTGCAAGCGTAGCGTAGCAGGTGTAAGGTTTCTACTTACCTTAGTAAGAATAGGGAGTTCAATGAAGGTGCGAAGCACAAATAAGTGGGTAAGTATTTAAGTAGATAGATATATCTGCAAATGTGTTCTTATATAAATCAATAACTTACGACTGATAATTACATATAATTTATATGTAAAATAAAAAAGGATTACATACCTAATGTATGTAATCCTTTTGGTTTCTTATGTTATGCTTAGAGTTACCACACTTTTCAACATAACACAGGATTCTCTATGGTTCAGAGTATAACAGTCACAGGTTTAATTGAAAACTTGTTCGATGATAAACAGCTAAACATTCCCATAGGTGCTAAGGTATTAGTAGAAGTTCCTCCGCCTAAGAAGGCTAATGATAAACCTCCATTTAGTATGGTAGGTAATGGGGAGAAGAATAGGATGTATCAAGCATACCCACTTATAAATACACTACTAGACTTGAGTAAACCTGAAGCTTGGTTTATGAAGATGGTGTTCAAGTACTTAAATAGTGAATCTAATACTGCACGTATTCCTTATAGTGACCTGAGTGAAACAGAGAAACGAGTAGCTAATAAAGCTTATGGCTTGTTGTTAAAAAGACAGTTAGTGCGTAAAGTTAAACTACATACTTACATGATTAACCCAACTGCACTAATAACTAATAACTTTCAAGAACATATAATAGCGTGGCAAAAATTAGATAAACCAAAGAAGTCTAAGACTGTGGTATATGAAAAGATATATGTACATCCTAAACACTTTTGGGTTAAAGGGTATAAGGCTTGGAGTTTTAAACATCATGTGTACTTAATTAAAAATGAGGATATGTAAATGGTGTATATCATTATTGGTTTAGTTGTTTTCTTGTTTGGTTTCCTTTGGTTATTGAATGCAGCTTATGAAGGCTTTGGTTTTCCAATGACACTGGTAATTATCGGTGCAGTTGTGTTTAGTATTGGTTTCCTAAGTATCTTATTTACTTAAGTAAATAAGTAAGTATGATAGGCGTATATTTAAAGGTATTGTTATGACACTACTTACAACAGAGCAGTTTAAACAAGTTGTGCCTAGTCAGTTTAAGGCATGTGTAAGCCAAGAGTTAATAGACCAAATTAACAAGACATTGGCTGACCCTGATATGTATGAATCTTACCGAGATAATCTATTGAGTTATGCTCATGTGATGAAGGAGGGTAAGTTTAAAATGGAGGATTACATCAATGCGATTAAGTACTGTAGCCATAAGATTATGGGTGCAAATAACATTGATGCGTATGTGAAGACTTTCCCTGATAAGTACCAAGCTATGTTGTCAGCAGGTAAGAATGCTAAAGACATATCCTCCTTTGTTACTTCGTATAATAAAAATAAATTAGTTAACTTAATCCTTGAACAATCAATGATTCCTTCTTGGGTATTAAACCAAGACATGTATCAGAAAGCACTGAATGTTCAGTGCGAACTAATGATGACTGCTAATTCTGAAAAAGTAAGAAGTGATGCAGCTAATAGTTTATTAACCCATCTTAAACCACCTGAAGTTACTAAGATTGAATTAGATGTTGGTTTAAAGAAAGATTCAGCTATGGAGGATTTGAAGCATACCTTAACTGAGTTGGCTTTAAAGCAACAACAGTTTCTAGGTGCAGGGGTAACACAGGTTAAGGAATTAGCTCAACAGAAATTAGTGAGGGTTATCGACCATGACGATGCCAATACCTAAGAAGGTTGTTGAATACTTAAACCAAGTAAGGTATGGCACTGATATTAGTTATGTGCCTAGCACTTTTGCGTTAGAGATGCTTAATTTAATTAAGTTGATTGATGGGGGAAATACACCAAATGTCACACCTACTGTTCATTTAAAAATACTAGACAGTTTTATAGACGCTTCGGGTAAAGATGTTATTAACATGTGTCATCGTGGTATGGCTAAATCTACTTTAATGGAATATTTAGTATTTAGGATTGCCCTATACGGTGAACTACCAAACTTAGGCAAAATACCTCACATGATATTTGTGGGTGATACCATTGATGGTGGTGTTAAGAAGATGCGTAAAGCATTGGAGTATAGGTTTAATAACTCTGATTTTTTACAGCAGTATTTAAAAGAAATTAAGTTTACAGATATTAGATGGGAGTTTATTCGTAAAGATGGTAGCTCATTAGTAGTGTCGGCTTATGGCGGTAAGACAAACATTCGGGGTACACGTGAGAATGGTAGTCGTCCTGTGTTGGCTTTATTGGATGACATTATCACTGACGCTGATGCACGTAGCCCTACTGAAACTGAAAATATAAAAACCAATATTAATAGCTCACTAGAATCAGCCTTAGACCCAAACTACCGCAAAATCATTTGGAATGGTACACCCTTCAATGCAGCAGACCCTTTATACATTGCAGTTGAATCAGGTGCTTGGCTTGTTAACGTGTACCCTATCTGTGAGAAGTTTCCTTGTACACGTGAAGAGTTTAAAGGCTCATGGGAGGATAGATTCAGTTACGACTATGTAACTAAGATGTACGAGAAGCTTAAACTTCAAGGTGCGTTAGCTTCCTTCTACCAAGAGTTAATGCTACAGATTCTTTCAGATGACACACGATTAATTAGTGAAACAGACTTAAAGTGGTACTCAAAGAAAACACTACTAGAAAAGAAGTCTAATTTTAATTTTTATATTACTACTGACTTTGCTACCAGTGAAAAGCAGTTTAGTGACTACAGCTTTATTAGCGTATGGGCAGTTAACAATAAAGGGTTTAAGTATTGGGTTGATGGTATTTGTAAGCGTCAAACAATGGATAAGAATATTGATGCTTTATTTAAGTTTGCACAGATATATAACCCCCAATCTGTAGGTATAGAAGTCTCAGGACAACAAGGTGGTTTTGTTAGTTGGATTGAGCAAGAGATGATGAGACGTAACATCTATTTCTCTATGGCTTCAGAGGGTAATGAAGGTAGGGCAGGTATTAGACCTACAACATCCAAGCTTCAGAGATTTAACGTAGTAGTACCTTACTTTAAAATGGGTGAGATGTTCTTTCCTATTGAAGAGAAAGGTAGCATAGCTTTAGATGAGTTACTTGATGAGTTAAGTCTAACAACAGTCAGTGGGTTTAAATCTAAACACGATGATGGGCTTGATACCATATCTATGCTAGGGCTTATGCCTGTGTGGTTGCCAAGTAATGATACAGGGTTTAATCAAGGTAAGGATGGTATTTGGGGTTCAGTTCATAATGAATCAAGTTTTGAAAGTAGTGCTAGTTATTTTTGTTAGGTGATCTATGAAACTAAGTGAAATACTTGATTCATTGGCTTCAAGTGAATTAGCCAATTTAAACTTTGTAGAAAATGGGAATATTGCAGAAGCCAAGATACCTAAGATAGTGAATGCTATCAATCTTGGTTTAGTAAAGTTGTACACTCGGTTTAAACTAAAGAAGGGGTTTATTACTTTAAGTGTTACCCCTGAAGTTACTGCCTATGAACTCACCAGTGCTAATGTACTTAGTGGGCTTAATACGTCAGGCTTCATTACAACTACAGGTTTCTCAGGTGATTTAATAGAAATATTAAATATCACTGATTCTTCAGATAATGATATTTCATTTGATGGTAGTGGTGATGTTGTATTACTTAAGACTAACTTAATCAAATTTAAGACTGCCCCTGAAGAAGAAGACACTTATACAATAGAGTACTCTGCTCTACCTACTAGATTGGTTTATGTAGATGACACAAACATTGAGGTAGAACTTCCTGATGTGTACTTACCACCACTACTTATGTTTATTGGTTCAAGATTTGCTAGTCCTGTTGGTATTAGCTTTGATGCCAATAGAAGCAGCATGGACATCAACTACCTACAGCAGTATGAAGCAGAATGTCAAAAGCTTGATATGCTTGGTTTAGATGTTGGTAATGATATAGGTACTGATTTATTCTCTGAAAGAGGGTTTGTTTAATGGAACAGCAAGAAACAACTTTAGAATTAAAGCTTAAACCTGAATGGCCTAAAGAACCCTCAGTGCTTGATTTAAAGAAAGATTTTGAAGAGTGTCAATCAAGTCACTCAGCCTATATTGCTAAACTTGATAAATGGGAAAGTGCTTTTAATATTCAGCCTTTACCTGAAAATAAAGAGAAGAAAGCACAATCACGTATTAGCCCTAAGCTTGTACGTAAACAATATGAGTGGCGATGTGCTTCACTCTCTGAGCCTTTCTTGGCAACTAAAGAGTTGTTTAAAGTAAAGCCAATCACCCATGAAGATGTTGAAAGAGCTAAACAGAATGAGTTAATTCTTAATTACCAGTTTGAGTGTAAGATTAATAAGATACCTTTTATTGATAAACTTATTCGTAAGTGTGCCAAAGAGGGTACTGCAGTTGTTCGTGTAGGTTGGTTACTTGAAGAGGTTGAAGTAGAGAAAGAAATACCGACATGGACTTATGTTAGTGCGCCTGAGTTAGTACAAGATTTAAACCAGTATGCTGAATTACAGCAAACTGAGCCTGATACATTTGCCACAATGGTTGCTCCTGATATGCAGGAAAGCATAAGAGCTTCCTTACAAATGCAGCAACCTATTCGTGCTATTCAATCAGGTACACGTAAAGTTAAGGAGATGCAGCCTAAAGTTAATAAACCAACTTTAGAAGTGTGTAACGGTAGAAACTTATATGTTGACCCTACCTGTGAGGGTGACGTAGATAAAGCTAAGTTTGTTATTTACAGCTTTGTATCTTGTCTTGCAGATTTAAAAGCAGACGGTAGATATAAAAACTTAGAAATTGCTGCACGGGGAATGTACGAAGAAAGTTCACCACACCATACGTACACAAATGGGGATTCTTTTAAATTTGCTGATGTAGCAAGACGTAAAGTAACTGTGTATGAATACTACGGTTATTATGATGTAACTGGTAATGATACTCTTACACCTATCTTGGCTTGTTGGATTGGTAATACATTAATTAGGTTAGAAGATAACCCTTTCCCTGATAAGAAACCTCCTTTTGTTTTGATACCTTATATTCCTGAAGATGAGGATACTAGAGGTATCCCTGATGCAGAGTTACTAGAAGATAATCAAAAGATTCTAGGTGCAGTAACTCGTGGGGTTATTGATTTATTGGGTAAGTCTGCCAATAGTCAAACAGGTGTGCCTAAGAACCTCTTAGATGCCACTAACTTAATTAGATTTAAGAAAGGGCAAGACTATGAGTATAACCCTACGTCTAACCCACAGCAGATATTCCAACACAAGTTCCCTGAGATTCCTCAATCTGCTATGGCTTTAATTCAGATGGTTAATAATGATTCAGAATCATTATCAGGTATTAAAGCATTCTCTAGTGGTGGTATTACAGGTAATGGTTTAGGTGAGTCTGCTACAGGTGTTCGTGGTGCGTTAGATGCAGCTAGTAAACGTGAGATGAGTATTCTTAGACGTATTGCTCATGGCTTGATTCAAGTAGGGCGTAAGATGCTCGCTATGAATGCTGTATGGCTTACAGAGCAAGAAGTGGTGCGTTTAACTAATGATACCTTCGTGCCTGTACGTACTGATGATTTAGCAGGTGAGTATGATTTATCGTTGACTATCTCTACCCCTGAAGATGACCAAGCTAAAGCACAAGACTTAGGTTTTATGCTGCAAACATTAGGTAATAACATGGGTATGGAATTGACTCAGATTATCTTAGCTGAGATTGCACATCTTAAGAAGATGCCTGACTTAGCACATAAGATTGAAAACTATAAGCCTCAACCTGATCCAGTACAGGAGCAGATACAACAACTTGAGATTGCTAAGTTACAGGCAGAAATTGCCAAGCTTAATGCAGAAGCTCAAGAAGCTGCTGCTAAGTCACAAGTACAAGGTGCTAAGGTTGCTGTTGAACAGGCTCGTGCAGAGAGTATGCAAGGTGATGCAGACCTTAAAACACAGAAGTTTGTCAATGAACAGACAGGTGAAAGCCATGTACGTGACTTAGAGAAGCAGTCTTTAACTAATCAAGGTGCTTTAGATTTAGAAAATCTTAAAGGAAATAAAGCCATTGAATCTCAGAAATTTCAACATAACTCAAATATATTAAAGAGTATGGCTGATGCAGAGCTTCAAGGTACTGGACAAAGTAACCAAAACCCTATTTAATTTACTTACTTAAATAAATATGTAAGTACTTAATTAAATGAGTAACACTGTATATAGCTTAATAGCTCAACACCGTGAAGAGGCACAATTAGGGGAAGCGGTAGAACAGTTAAAAGTTCTGCCTGCTTTTCATAAAGTCTTTGATGTTAATTTATTTACTGTTGAAGTTAATTCTTTGGTTTCTAAGTTAGCTGATTTAGATAAAACAAGTGCTGAGTATGGTGCAGTTATAGATAGATTAAATGCAATTAGTTATTTAAAGAAGTATCTACACGACCTAACCGTAAAAGGTGCTGAAGCCAATCAACATATTATTGAAGCTCAGACCTATTTACATGAAGAAGACGAGGAATAACTATGACAGTAGAAGCCCAAGTAACAGATACCTCTAATCAAGAAAATGAATTAGCAGCAATGTCTGATGATGAGTTTCTTAATGCTATTGAACCTTTACCAGTAGAACCTCAAACTGAACAAGCTGTAGCAACACCTGAAGCACAAAAAACAGAAAGTGTTAGCACAGAAACTCAGCAACCTGAAGTTACTACTGCAGCTACAACAAAAGTACCTGCAGATGTTCCTGCAAGTACTGAAGATAAACCAAATGAACAACCTGCTACCGAAGTACAAGCAGAAGCAGCAACAGTTAATCATAAAGAGTTTTATGAAGCATTGACTAAGCCTTTTAAAGCCAATGGTCGAGAGATTCAGATTACAGACCCTAATGATGCTATTAAGCTTATGCAGATGGGTACAGACTACAACCGCAAGATGCAAGAGCTTAAACCACTCAAGCAATTAAATGCGGTATTAAAACAGCATGAAATTAGTAATGAAGACATAGCTCTTCTTATTGATTTAAAACAAAAGAAACCTGAAGCCATTGCCAAGATTGTAAAAGATAGTGGTATTGATGTGTATGGTTTAGATGTTGAACAAGCTGATAAGTATGTACCCACACAACCTCAAGTACCTGAAGTTAATGAAGCTTTAGACAGTGTACTTGAAGACTTGAAAGTAACATCCCCTACATTTGCTCAAACCATACAGGTTGTAGGTAATCAGTGGGATGCTGCTAGTCGTGATGTACTTGTACAACACCCTGAGTTAATTCGTGTTATTGATGCACAGATAGCGAATGGTACATACGCTAAAATTGCTCAGGTTGTTGAATATGAACGTACATTGGGCAGGTTAAATGGTTTATCAGATTTACAGGCATACTCTGAAGTTGAGCGTAAGATGTTAGCAGCTAGTCAAGCTGCTCCTAAAGCTCCAACCCCTGTTGCTGTTCCTGTTGTAGTGCCACCAGTTCAAGCACCTGTTGTAGATGCACGTAAAAGTGCTGCACCTCCTCGTCAAACAACAGCAAACACTCAACCTATCCCAATTAATTCTCCTGCCTTAAGTGATGAAGAGTTTCTTAAACAACTCGCAGCACAGGGGCTTAACTAGGAAGATAGAAAATGACTCAGACTTATAACGCACCACCAAGTACACCATCCAGTATTGGTACTCAGTTTAATACTCAGTACTATGACCGTAAGGCTCTTATTGAAGCTCGCCGTGAGCAGTTCTTTGGTCAGTTAGCTGATGTTACATCCATGCCTAAAAACATGGGTAAGACCATTAAGAAGTATCACTATATTCCTTTGCTTGATGCTCAAAACATCAACGATCAGGGTATTGATGCTGCAGGTGTGACACTGGCAACTACACAATGGTTTGTACGCTATCCAAGTGCTACATACTCTGTTTTAAATGCCTCAGCAGCAGCTTTTGTTGCAGCTATTAATGACAACATTGATAA